CTCAGAGAACGCACTTGACGAAGCGTGGCTAAAAGCACTTGATGTAGATACATCAGAAGATAAACTACTAAAACTTAATATGTCAATGATTGACGATGTTGCTAAGACTATTAGTACGTTTATGGCAGACTACAAAGCAATGAACGAAGAAGATCGCCCTAAGGTATTGTTTGTAGTTGACTCACTAGGTATGTTGTTAACACCTACAGACGTAGACCAGTTTAACAAGGGTGATATGAAAGGTGATATGGGTCGTAAGCCCAAGGCATTGACTGCACTTGTTCGTAACACAGTTAATATGTTTGGTTCACACAATGTAGGACTTGTAGCAACTAACCACACATACGCATCTCAAGATATGTTTGATCCAGATGATAAAATTTCAGGTGGTCAAGGCTTTATCTATGCATCTTCAATTGTTGTAGCAATGAAAAAACTAAAACTAAAAGAAGATGAAGATGGTAACAAGATTAGTGAAGTGCGTGGTATTCGTGCAGCCTGTAAGGTTATGAAGACACGTTATGCTAAACCGTTTGAAGGTGTACAGGTAAAGATTCCTTATGAAACAGGAATGAATCCATATAGCGGCTTGCTTGAATTGTTTGAAGCAAAAGGTGTTATTGTTAAGCAAGGCAACCGTTTGCGCTATGAAACAATCAACGGTGAAGAACTACTTGAATACCGTAAGAACTGGAATGGTGAATTACTCGATAAGGTTATGTCAGATTACTTAGAAAAAGAAGCTTCTGTGGTAAATATCGACAACGCAGACGAAGAAGCTGCGGCAGCAGATCTTAACGAGGAAGAATTCGCCAATGAATGAAGACCAAATTGCAGATATTTGGATGAGCTTTAAAGAATACTTAGATAAAAAACACGTAGAATCAGCAGCAGAGAAATTTGTTGATTTGCTTGCTGACTACGGTGTTAGTGACGAAACTTTTAAAGAAGTTTTAGGTAACGACGGTGTTTTAGATGATGCAATTTATTATTATTTAGAAATAGATGCAATCGACTACGACACAAACGACGATGACGAGGATTGGGATTACTAATGGGTTGGTATTCTGAAATATCAAGAGATATTTCAAAAATTCCTGATGGAATTTTGCATTTTGAAAAAGAACTGCAAGATGCACGTCAAGAATGTAAACTTGTTGGAAATGTTGAGAAATCAGCTGCTGCAATGCCAGGAATAGTAGAGCAGCGGTTCAATCAATTACAAGAAATCGAAGCTATCTTAAATTATCTAAATATCGAACTACGCAGATTACGTAGCTCTTACTTTAAAAAATATTTGGAAAACTATCAACGAGCTCTGTCTAGCCGTGACGTTGAAAAATACGTTGACGGCGAGGCAGACGTTGTTGACTATGAAAAAATTATCAACGAATTTGCGCTTTTGCGTAATAAGTGGTTAGGTGTACTAAAAGCACTTGATCAAAAGCAATGGCAAATTACAAACGTAGTTAAACTACGTGTAGCAGGAATGGAAGATGCAACCCTGTGATATTTCATACAGCTACCGATCCTCTCTACTATAAAAGTTTTTATACTTCTTACAGTTATACTATAAAAAAATTTTATCCTCACGATAGTTTATCTTTACATTTTGTCGGCGATAATAAACCAACAAATAGTAACATAAATTTTATTACTACTACAAATATTTCATTTGAAGATATAAAGCAACAATACAATTGTAATGACGATGCAGCAAAAGGATTTTATGCTCTTGCAAGATGGTTCAGTATTCCTGAAACTGATCAAAATGTTGTAGTATCAGATGCAGATATTATTGCATTAAAAAAATTAAATATAGAACAAGTTAATAATTTATTCAAAACACATCACGCTATAAACATTACTAGAACAAAGAAAAACGGTTCCGAAGGCGGAATGGCAATGCTAATATTACGACACGATGTAATATCAGATATTAACCGTGTTGCATTGTCTGTATTAGATAATACATTGCAATGGGACTCAGATGTCCAAGTAAGAACACACATTTATAATAATTACAATGTAGCTGAAATTCCTGAAATGCACGTTTTCGGTAAAAGGTCTAACTATAAAACACTCGATAATACAGAAAGAAGCTTTGCAATTTATAAAGGACGTTTGAATAGGAAAATAGCTGCATTAGAGCAGGCAATAGAAAACATATGATAACATATATAATTAGACTTGAAGAAAATGAACATTCTTGTAAAATGGCAAAAGATTGTTTTGACCAAGCAAAAAAACACGGGCTTAGTCCCAAATACTTCAAAGCTATAAACGGTAATGATTGGAAGAAACATTACTATGCAACAGGAATAGAACCTAAACGTAAATTTAAAAAAGGACGGTTAGGTGTTAGAGGATGTTTTTTTAGCCACTATTACTTATGGTTAGAATGTTTAAAACAGGGCGAACCTATGTGCATCTTAGAACACGACGGTTATATACTAAAGCCATTTGGCAATAGTATTTGTAACGAATTTGAAGATGTTTTAAAATTAGATAGACTTGATCCTTATAGCAAATCGTATGACAAACTTTTAGAACAAGAAGCTAATAATCCACTTGCTATAGAAAAATATACAAATTTGTCACCAAAAAATCCCTATAAAATAGGTACAGGAAATTATTTCAAAGGAGCCTATGCATACATATTAAAACCAGAAGGCGCTCATAAAATAATAAAACATATTCGTCAACACGGTCACGTAACAGCTGATCAACAACTCGGAGACTGGGTATTGAATACTAATACTACAGTACCTAGTTTAGCAAGATTACATCCTTTTTATAGTATAGGAAATAATATAAAAACCCATAGTTTGACACAAAATTTAGAAGGTACCATTGATGACGTATAATACCTGGTGGATAAAAAAAGATAGAAATTTTGGAGATCTATTAACACCTTATATACTCGATTACTTTAATATAGATTATCAGTATAGCGGAATCGAAAGTGCAGATATTATTTGCGTAGGATCTATTGCTAGACACGCTAAAGACAATACAATTGTATTAGGTTCAGGAATGATTAATTTTCGTAAAGAAAAACTTAATCCTAATGCCGATTGGCGATTTGTACGAGGACCCTACACTAGACAACGTGTAATTGATTGCGGCGGAACTTGTCCTGAAATTTATGGAGATGCAGCAATGCTTTTGCCCTGGATATGTCCAGAAGAACCTAAAGAATTTAAAATTGGTATAGTCCCTCATTTTGTAGATTATGAATATGTAAAAAATACATATCCAGACTATAATGTAATAAATGTAATAAATGATGATCCTTTAGAAGTAGCAAAGGAAATTAGTAAATGTACTTCAATAATATCTAGTAGTTTACACGGTATAATTGCAGCTCACGCTTACGGAATACCAGCAGCCTGGGTTGAATTTTCTAATAAAATAAAAGGCGACAGAATAAAATTTAAAGATCATTATGCTGCAATGGGTTTGAATCCTGTAATTTCTACAGTCGAAGAACCTGTTTATTCATTAGGTTTATTAAATTTAGATCCTATGTTTAATGAGTTAGAGAAATTAAGAAAATGAAAGCCATAATACTAGCAGGAGGATTAGGCACACGCCTTAGTGAGGAAACAGTCGATAGGCCAAAACCTATGGTAGAGATAGGAGGCAAACCTATTATATGGCATATAATGAAAATTTATTCTGCACACGGAATAAAAGATTTTATAATTTGTTGTGGTTATAAAGGCGATTACATTAAAGAATATTTTGTAAATTATGCAAGAAAAAATTCTGATGTTGAAATTAATATAAAAAATCAAAATGTAAAATTTTATAATAATGATTTAGAGGATTGGAATATAAATTTAATTGATACAGGGCTGAAAACTATGACAGGCGGCAGGCTCAAACGTGTAAAAGAATTTATTAAAGACGACGAAGCATTCTGTTTTACTTATGGCGACGGTGTAGGAAATATTGATATAGGAAAAAGTATAGAATATCATAAATCTCATAAAAAACTTGTTACAATGACTACTGCATTTCCACCAGGAAGATTTGGTAACTTAAAATTTGAAGGTGACACTGTAACAAAATTTCAAGAAAAGGTTAAAGGTGATGGTGCAATGGTAAATGCAGGATTCTTTGTTCTTTCGCCTAAAGTAATTGATTATATTGCTAATGATAATACTACTTGGGAAGAACAGCCCTTACAGCAATTAGCAGAAGAAGGAAATTTAAAGGCATTTAAACATCAAGGTTTTTGGCGTCCTATGGACACTTTACCTGATAAAAAAGTTTTAGAGAATCTATGGAATACTGACGCACCTTGGAAAATTTGGTAATGGA